CCCCCCCCTACCCACCAAGTGTTTGTCATTGTCGGGCTCGCATTCGCTCGCCCGACGCGGGGCGTGGTTTAGGTTCCAAGAAGACAAACCCCGCCCTACACAAGACCATCCAATTACTTTCGGTTTTGCACGGGGTGGAGTTTCGCTTCCAGGAACTGATCAGATAAGGGCTATATAAGCAGAACACATACCGGACGGCAGAAGGTATTAGTCCGGCGGGAGGTTTCAACCCCCGCGGGGCAGTGAATTGCTGCCGCGGAACGCCAGGTGCGTGGAGCCAGCAAGAGGGGCAATTTGGGCAAGCGGGCGCCGGACCCGGGCACGTGTATTAATATGCAACATGTTGCCAGATCTGACGTCTCAATGGAATATATACTGGAACCAACACGCAGACGACGGGCAGAACAGAACAAACAGATTGCCAAATGGTACAGAGAGTGCTCTAGACTCCATCGGAACTACTGCACCTGCAGTTCGTGGCAGTCACATTTTAGAGTACAGAAACCAGAGAAGAAAAACGTGTCAACGCAGACTCAAAGAACTGATCCGTCTGTCGAAATTGGATATATACCAACAGGACATCCACTATTTAAATCGGCGGATCGCGCACGCTCAAAGGGTCTTAGATCTTATTCAATCGACCCCTTTTTAAGCCCGCCCTTTACACAAGCGGCCGAAGGCCGCACAGGGAAAAGGAAAAGGGCTAGAAAGCAAGACCTCTACTGCAGAGAGGAACTATCGGATGATGACTACAATACCACACCAAAACAACTGAGAGCATGGCTCGGAGACCTCGGGGAAGATACTACCACTTCAGAAGAGGCAGATGGCACAGACACAGACGGCACCCAAGACACAGAAGGGGATATGGAAGACGATTTCGGCGCCGCCATTACAGAGGGAAACATAAACGCCGATCCTTTAATAGATATGTTAAGCGGCTCTTTTTCAACCCAAAACCTGGCTTCTACACCGTTCGACTACCAAACCCCTACAACAGACAAAACATCTTTTTTCAAGGCCTCATACTAGTACCCCTGGGAGTGGACAACCTCAGTGCCGTAAGTTACAAATCCGAATTCTGCCGCGTGGCTTCTATAACGCTTTCGCTACGAAACCTACTGCTTGCTGTATTCCCGCTAGACGCTATAAGCAAGGCCGGCGGTCCTATACCGGACATAATTACTGCCTATCATACCGCAACGGAACATCAATCCCAGAACTTACCACCATGGACTAATATGCCGCAAAAAGGCAATGCCTCAGCAACACCTTTTGACTGGTGGAGATGGTCTCTCATAATGATGAGGCCAGAGGACAATGTCAGACGAGCACAATTTCCATACTTCCCAGAAAGGGTAGAGGACCTCCTACAAATACTAGGAGGATGGCACCTGTTCAGACACATAAAGACCACCATGGTAGTAATGGCAACCAGAGGAATGTCCGGCTTTGACCCTGTGGCCAGTCTCTTCGTACAAGACAGCTACTGGCTCAGCAGAACAGGAAACCCCAGCATAATCAATGAAAACGGGAACGTCAAACTACAAGCACCTATGCCCGGTGGAGGGGTAAAGGGCAGAATAGAAACCAGCACAATCACAGGACCACCCTGTGATGAATATATGTTCCCGTCCTTTCCACCACAATGGTCAGACAAAACACAACCTACACAATCATTTAAACAAGACAACGCATTCTACTGCTTAGCATGCTACCCATCCTTCCTCACGCTCAGTGCCCTAGGAGCCCCATGGGCATTCCCACCTACAGAAAAATCTGTAAGCAGATCATCATTCAACCACCACAGTGTGACTGGAAACAATGATCCACAAGGAAGAAGATGGATGACATTCCTTCCAAAACCAACAGCACTTCAGGTACCAAACCCTACCGGCCACGGTGAAACACCTACTAGCAGCCCGGGACCAACAGGACCACCACCAACACCTACGGAAATTGACACCCCAATAGGGGTGCTATTTCTTGCACAAACATCATGGGGAGACTTCATTAACCATACCTGGGGAACTAAACCATACAACTTCGGAACAACCTCAGATGAATCACCAAACTTCCCACCATTTTCAAGAGACACACAAAACAGACCGTGGGCAGTAATCAAACTGAAGAGCAAATGGCAGCTTGGAAACAAACAAAGGCCATACTGGTATGATACCAACTGGTGGAAACAATCCAGAACACAGTTTGGATGAGG